TAGCAGTAATACACAGTCTTTAGTAGAAGATCCTGCAAAGAAAGCTAGAGATGCAGGTATTCCGGTAATTCGTGGCCTTGGGTCTAATGAAAAGCTATATGCAGATAGTGTTGCAAACGGTACTCCTGGAATTCAGCCAAACGGTTTACCTGTTGCTAAACCCGGAACTAGCATGCATGAAAAAGGTGCTGCATTGGATGTTGATGTTAATAAGATGACAGCACAAGATAAACAATGGCTACAAGATAATGGGTATATACAGCCTGCATGGGCAACTGATCCTAAGAGTCCTCAATATGACCCAGGTCATTATGAACTTGCATCAGCACCATCAACTCGACCTGCAGCAATTAGCGGAACTCTTGTAAAACGTTCTGATGAAACTCAAGAACAGTTTAACGCACGTAAAGCTAAGATTGAAGAGCCTCAAATTAAAGATGCAGCAGAAGTAGCATCTGGATTAAGTAAGATTGATACTGATAGCTTAATAGCTTCAAACTCGGACTTAAATGAACTAAAGAAGATTGCAGCTAGATCTGATGCTAATAAGATTTTTGCACCATTGCAATTGCAAGGTGGTGAAACTTATGCACAAGCAGCTACTAAGGTTGCTATTCAGCAAATGAAAGAAGGCGTTAATGTCACAGCTGGCAGTATACATGCAGGTATTGGTGTAAACTTTGAGCCACTTTATCAGAACTTAAATTTAAGCCCTGACCAAAAAGTAGCTGCTGCTAAAGCACAGCAGATCATTGCGCAACAAGTAATTAATAATATTATTGCCAATAAGACTAAGGCATTTGGTGGTTCACGTGTAACTAACTATCAAGACCAACAGTTATCAGCACTAAATGCTAATATGAATCAACTTCCTAAGTTTATTGGTGCATGGGCAACAAGGCGTCAAGTTGATAATGCAGCATTATTAGATGCTCAGCAAGAATGGACTAATTTCCAAAGATCTGCATTGCAAACTAATCAACCTGCAGATCCACGTGCATTTATTCTAAGTGACACGTATCTCAAAGACTTGCCGCAACGGCACAGAGAGCACATTGAAAAAGTAAACAAATTCTATGGTGAAGAGTAAAGGCTAATATGGCAGACCCAAAACAATCAAGCCCGTATGACACAGTGACATTAGGCGATACGCCTATCACATCTCCTGATGCATCTTCAAAGATAGACAACAGTCCTTATAGCAATATTACATATTCTAAGCCTTCATCTAATGCATCGGTAACTGTTACAGGAGCACCTGCAGACTATTTAGGCCCTGGATTAGCAGGTGCTGCTTTAGGCGCAGCTGCTGCTAAATATGGCCCTCAACCATATAATCTAGCACCTGATTTTCTTAAAGATCAAGAAGCTTTGTCAGGTAAAATTGCAGCGCACAATAAAGCAGCAGACTTACTGGATATGGCAAGAACTGAGCATGCATCTACATTAGACACGGCTCATCAATTACATACTGACAAATTAGATGCTTTAAAAAATGCAGAAGATATGTTAGCACAAGCTACCGAGCATGCACAACAGTTAGATGCTATTCCTCCTGAAGGAGCAGGTCAAAAATGGATCCCTACATCAGCAGCTACAGGAACACCAACAGGCGCAGCAGAGACTACTGTATCAGAAGCAGGCCAATTATCTAGGCTTGCTAAAGATAGACCGCCTGGGTATAACCTCACAAATTCAGGCATTTGGGTGCAAGGTCAAGGTGATGTTGCACCGATTCTGACCAAAGAGCAAGAAGCTGCTAAAGCAGCAGCTGCTAGAAATTATATAGCAGCACAGCAATTAAGAGATACGCACCAAAAGATTGCAGCTCAGTCAGCAGCTGAATTAGAGAAAATGAAGAAAGCTGTGCCATCTAATGTGTCTAATTTGCAAAAGAGATTAAATGATTTAGCAATTGAACGTGCTGAAATTGAGCAAAGACTAAAAGCTAAGACACCATCTGCATCTACTGTTCAACAATTTTTATCTGAAAAAGTTCCTTATGCGGATAAAGCAATGGAAGCTCTTGGAGAAGTGAATAATTTTATTAACAAAACTCCTGGTCTTAAGTATGCAGCACCTGCGTTAAGTGCAGGATTAGGCGTACCCCAAACATTTTCAGGCATGCAACACTACAATGAAGGGCAAAAGCTTAAAGGTGCTTTAGAAATGCTAAGTGGCGCAGGTGGAGTAATTGGAGCATTTCCACATCCTGCAACAAGAGCTGCTGGTGCTCTTGCGCAGGTTCCTTATATGGGATATGAAGCTGCTGAATACTTACATGACAAGCTTTATCCTCCTAAATAAGCTTTATATTTCTGTACGGCTCGGTTAACTTCTTGCTTATGCATACCAAATAACCGAGCTGCATGAGACTGAGACTGTAAGTCAACAACTACTAAATACAAAGCATCCATGAGATGGTCAGACCATCGAGGACGTTGTAACCTAAAGTACTTAAAGTAATTAAATCGTTGCTGTTTAGTCATATGACTAAGATTAAATTTAATAGCTGCCCAGTTCTTATTTGCCATGGATATGCCTCATTTCAATAGCATCAATTTGTTTTAACAAGTCTTCCCTGATTCTTAAATAAGTCTCACTGCCTGGGAATTCATCACGACCGATTGGATGGTAGAACTGTTCTTCACACCAATCAAAATTATCATTCTTCTTATTTGGTGGGAATATATTGGTTTTACCTTTGGCAGATTGACGTTGATAGAAAGCATCAGGTTTACGGAAATCAACCAATCCTTTTAAGAATGGATAGACTTTTAATACTTCCAACCATAGTTTCATGGCAATAATGTTATCTACTGTTGTTTGAATCTGTTCATCACCGCGCATGATGCAGTAACCAATAAGGTCTTTAATTGTACAGCGTACCATATAAAAGTGTTCAAAATTGCGAGGCATAATAGTACGGGTATCAAGGCCATGAACAAGACCACTATCAAGCATGTCAACATAGAGATCACGAGCCATTGTAGTAATTTGTTTGTATCTTTCGAAAAAATCAGCATTTGCCATAATCCCCGGTTTAACCATTACTCTGTCATCTCGCATATCCCTGTCACCATGAACTTGGGCCGCAAAACTAAACAGACGATGGCGTATTAAATGAGTTGTATCAATCATATCCATACCATTAACCGACCAAGTAATGTTGATCGTCTCCATGGCAGTAGGTAGCAGTTCATAACGGAATAGCTCATCAATGGTTTGGTCAATTTGATCCTCTGGAAAGTCCCATTGGATCTTGTCATTCCATGTATTTAATAAAAAGATGGATATAGTTTTTCTAAACTCTGCAACTGTAGGTGCATGAACTAGTTTAACATCAATACATTCTAATTGATTCATGAACTGGATTGGTTCTGTCTTTTTACCAAACTTCAGTGTTGTATGCATTGGCTGAAGATTTTTTATTTCTGATTTATGGATTTTTGGCATTTTCTACTCTCTTTAGTAAGTGTAATTCAACAAGGCGTGCATAACCGGCAATATCTCGCCAACTATCCACATGGTCTGGTGTAACAGCTAATCTAGATAATTTCATGGCTATCTTAGAAAAATACATTTGATAAACCAATCCCATTTCAAGGCCATAATGATGCTTATAACGGTCTTTTAATAGCTGAATGATTTGAGCTTCCAATGTAATTCCTTCAAAAAAGTCGCCATAAACTTCACCACGTTCTTTAATGACTTGATCAGTGGTTGTCATTTCTCTTGTGCCTTTCTTAGTATTGCTCTAGCAAAAGCAATGTTTTGTTCACCTGTGTCTGTTTCCATGCCACTCCAAATTTCAATTATTTCATTATCTGTTAGTGTCTTTGTTGGATGGGTGTAAAGTGGAATCCAATCATCATAAAGTTGTAATACATGAGGTAAAAACTTTTCTTTTTCTTCCAAACTAATTGGTATGTATTTTTTAACTAACTGATTTCTTGCAAGCCACGCTACTGGTTCATTGTTCATACTTTGTATGCCTCCAGTTTATGAGCTAGCACAGCCATGCGCTTTGCACTATTGGTGTATACATCTACCATATAACCAGTATTGCCCATTTTGATTTCATTATCGGCATATTGTAGACATTGGAGTGCATCACAGTAATGAACCACCAATGCTTCTGGTGTATCATTATGGTACATATCACAGAATTCACGTACCTGTTCTGGAAAGTTTTCTACTATCTGTGCTTCTGCATCTTTAAGTGCATCGGCAACATGTGGGTAATTCTTTTTGACGAGATGGTTAACATCTGATATTTCCATCTCTGCTAAATCATGGCATAAAGCAATCTTTAATGCTATATCAACATCAAATTCATATTCTTTAGACATCATTAAAACACCAAGAGCTACAAAGAAACTATGAGTAGCTACGGATTCTGGATGAACTACAGGTTTCATAGAGTAACGTTTTGTATGCTCTAATGAATAACTTCTCATAAAGAAGTCTAGGTCTTTTTCATTCATAGTCAATAGCCTCTTTAGACCAATCCTTACGAGTAAAGCGCTGAGTTTCCAACACATCTTCTAATGCATCACGAAGCTGAGTATATGAAGTGCATACTGATCCAGATGCAGCTAACATAATATTGAATTTTTGACCTTTTTGTGCCGTTGTCCAAAGATAGATAATCGGAATATTATTTGCACTACAATAGCCTGCTTCAAAGATTGTGCCTGTATCTTTGTCATCAGTAATACAGACCAATAAAGTCGTTTTATCCAATGCAGCCATGTTAGATGCAAAGACTTCTTCAGGGGTTGTAATACCAGGCATAAACAAACTTTCATCTTTAGGGCTGAAAAAAGGAATTTGTTTATCTTCTAGAATCTCTTTAACAAACTCTAAACGTCTGATTTGAGTTTCATTAAAAAACGGGGCTGCTATATACACATATAAGTTATCCAGCATTGTTTTCTCCAAGTTGTTTTGCTATATTGATTAAAAGATCTTGTGCATCTTTTGGGTTATACATCACAACATCGCCATGCTGACTGATATAGTGAAGTTGGCCTGTTTCTTTGGCTTTGTATAGTTCTCGTTGTTGCCATTTTGCATTGGCTTCCATCCATT